TGTAGGTGGTCTTCGCCGCGGTGCAGACCGCGCTGGCGCTCTTCACCGCCTGGGGCGTGATGATCGAATTGGCCGTCACCGGCATGTTTGCTGTCTCCTAAAGGGCGACGGCCATCGCCACGGCGAAGGCGTTGCGGGTGGTGGAATAGGTCGAAAGGTCGCTCAGGTCGGCGGTCGTCAGGCTCTGCCAGGACGGCGTGGCGCCGTCGGTCTTCAGCGCCTTGCCGGCGTTGCCGGCCTGGCCGGGAAAGGTCCCGCTCATGCCGGCGAAGGCGGTGGCGTCCACATAGCCCTTGGTGGCGGCGTCCTGCGCCGCGCCCGGGTCGCCGACGCCGGTGATCCGCTGGCCGGCGAAGTCGGCGCCCTGCACGCGCCACACCCCCGCCCCGTCGCACATCAGGGCGATGCGCTCGCCGGGCGCCAGCACGGCGGTCGCGCCGGCCCCGGTGGTCACGCTCAGCGCGGCGGAACAGGCGTTCCACACCAAATAGCTCTTGCTCACCGAGGGGATGGTCACCGTGAACGGCCCCGCGCCGGTGAACTTGATCATCGCCGCGCGCGCCTCGTCGTCGGCGGCGTTGGCGGTGCTGAGCGCCACATTGCCGCTCAGCGCCTTGGTCAGCCATCCGGCGACCGCATAGTCGGCGTGGGTCAGGACAGCGTTCAGCTTGTCGCCCCACAGGTTGATGTTCTCGCCGGTGAACTGCAGCTCGAAGCGCAGCGAGGCGGACCAGGAGGAAGGCATCAGACGATCACGGCTCCCGTATCTTGGCGGATCCAATGGACCCCGTCCGAATGGGCGAGGATGTTGAGGTCGCTGACGAGCGCGACGCAGTTGGGATAGCTGGCGGCCGGCGGCAGGCCGGCCTGCGCCACGGCGAACACCGGCTTCGGCTCGCCCGGGACCTGCAGCCCCTCGATGGCGTCGCGGAAGGATTTCAGCAGCGCGCGCAGCGCCTCCGGCACGCCCGGCCCGATGGGATGCAGCATCAGGCGCCCCGCAGGATGTCGAAGGCCGCCTGCGGCCTGGGCAGGTCGGTGACCAGCCTCCGCGCCGCCCGGCTGCGCGCGTCCTTGGCGTTGATGTCGGAAAGCGCCCGCTCCAGCTTGGACTCATAGGCCTGGGCCAGTTCGGCGTCGCGCAGGAACGGGGCCGCCTCGCTGAGCGTCGCGAACAGGTAGGCGTCGGGGCAGTCGGCCAGCAGGGCGTTGGTCGGCGCCGCGTCGCTCAGCTGGAATTTCGCCAGCATGCGCAGCACGACTTGATAGGCCTGGTCCGCCGGCCGGTCGAAGGCCAGGGTCGCGCCGTCGAGGCTCCAGCTGGCGGGCTGTCCGCGCAGGCTGACCGCCGCCAGCAGGCTCGGCTCCACGAAGCGCAGGCCCCGCCGGGCGCCGTCGCCCTTCAGGATCCACACCGCCAGCGGCTCGGTGAACCCGGCCGGCAGCGGGATCGTCCGCGCGCCGACCGTGGCGGTCAGCGTCTGCTCCACCTCCGCCAGCCTGGCCCGCAGGCTGCGGTTCAGCCGCGCTTCGGCCAAGGTGATGAATTCCGGCACGCGCGCCGTCAGGTCCGCGCGCACCAGCCAGTTGGCCGCAGCCGCCTGCAGCTCGGCATAGGTCGTGATCGCCATGAATGTCTCGAAGTTGATGCGCGGCCGCTCGGGCCGCAGGATCAGGCTTTCCGCTCGGAGAGCAGGCGCCAGGCGCCGCGGAGGTAGTCCGCGAAGGACATGTGCCGCGCGAAGAACGCGACGTAGATGTCGATGAACGTGACCATGCCCGTGACGAGCATGGCCGCCAGATAGCCGAGAAGAACCCAGCGCCAGGACACCCGCCGTGGGGCGTACCGGCGTAACAGCAGATGGCAGCCCGCGGTCCCGGCAACGGTCAGAACCAGCGCTACGGCACGGCTCCCGAACAGGTCGGAGAAGAATCCGTCGAAGGCGCTCGGCGGCAGGAACAGCACGGGCCATCCCCACCTCGACAGGCCGTTACAGAGCTCTCCGAGACCCGTACCGTCGCAGCCGAAGTCAAATAGAGCGGCGGCAACCACCGTGAACCAGAGCCACGCCTCGAAGATCCAGCGGGGCACGCCCCGCCGCCAACCGGTCGCAGCTTCAGCGGACTCGGATCTGGCCGGCACGGATCGCCCCTTCGTAAGCGCGACGGAAACGGTCTGCCTGCGCATCACCGCCGATCCGTCCGACGATTCCATCGAGCGATTGCTTCTGGGCCGGCGTGACATCGAACGGCGGGCCTCCGAGCCGCTGCAAACTCTGGTAGTCTGCCTCAGTCGCCGCATCGAGCGCACGGCGCTCGAAATCATGCACGTCGGCAGGCGACATCGCGCCCCCGGTCATTTGACCGACCGCCTGGTCAACGCGATGCTGGACTCCGGGCGCCCGGAGCAGGCCATCGAGAAACCATCGATGAGGTCCTCCTAGAGCCACCTCGAACGGCTGGCTGTCGTCGCCATGGCCCACGGGCGGACTCGGCGCCGGCGCGAAGCCCGCCGCCTGCAGGCGCGCCAGGTCCAGATGGCTGTCCAGCAGCATCCGGTCCACGCCCTTGCGGTATTCGTCGTCCACATACATCCGGCTCACTCCATCAGAACATTTTGGGAACGTCAACGGCACAGCTTCGCTGGGAAAGGATTGCCCGGGCGGACCTGGTTGGGGGAGGGGCGGCCCGCCCGGGCGCTGGCCTCGGGCGTTGGCCGCCACGGCGCGGCAGATCTCCGGTTGGATCAGGCCGGCGGCGGCGAAGCCAGCGACTTGTCCAGGCTGCGCAGGCCCGCCACCACGCCGGTCAGGCTGGCGGCCACCATCAGCTTCTCGACGGTGACGAAGGGCGCGAACACGCCGGCGCAGACCGCGACGGTGGCGGCATAGATGGAGAACGGCCGTGCGGCCGCCTTGAAGGTTTCGAGCACGAAGGCCTCGGCTGGAATGAGGATGAGGGAAGGAGGCGGGGCGGCCGCCCGGATGGCGTTTGGGGGGCCGCCCCGTCGGCGGCGAACCGCTAGTTGTTGGCCAGCCGGCAGGCGAGCTGCGGCCGGATGGTCTTGTAGCCGTAGAGCACGTCCAGTCGGCAGGGGAACTTGTCGTTGTTGATGTCGTACTGGCGCACGATCCGCATCGACACCCCGTCGAACACCTCGCGGGCGGAGAAGTCCACGCCGCGCGGCATCACCATGTCGGCGCTGGCGAAGGCGAAGGCCCCCTTCTGGTAGGCCAGCGACAGGCCATAGACCTGCGAGGCGTTGCCCACCTTCACCACATTGCCGGTGTTGGTCGGCGAACCCGAGACGTTCTGCGTCGCGCCCGAGGTGATGATCGCGGGGCTGACCCCCACCGCCGTGCCGCCGGCCGCCACGTCGGCGGTCACCACGAACTGCTGCTGGATGCCGGTGTCGGCCTTGGTCTCGGGATGCACCCGGTTGACGCCCGGCAGGGTGATCACGTCGCCCTGCTTCAGGGTCTTGGACGAGGCGTTGGCCACGATGATCGAGGCGCCGGTCTGGCCCGCGCCGTTGATGGTGATCGTCGGCGTGCCGCCGGTCTCGGTGCCCGACGTGTGCCGGGGCCAGAGCGTGTTCTCCATGAAGTCGAAGCCGGCGGTGCGGCCCATGAAGCCTTCGCGGTTCTGCTTGGAGACGATGGACTGGTCGTTGAACAGGCCCTTCAGGGCGTCGACCAGGTCGACGTTGTCCTGGGTGTTCAGGTTGCAGGTCCGGCCGTTCAGCGGCGCCAGGTTGTCCACCAGCATCTTGCGCCCCTGCAGCACCTTGGCGAAGGTCGCCGCCGAGCCGAGGTTCGACACCTGGTTGTAGACGTCCTTGTACATGTTCATGGCGTCCGCCTCGAGCGTGGCGGCCAGCACGCTCATGGCGGGCTCGATCACCCGGTCGGAGAACTCGTCGAGGCTCAGCGTCAGGTCCACGGAGGTGAAGTTCAGGTCGACCCCCTTCTGGGTCTGCACCTTCAGGTCCACCGAGGTCTCGGTGGTGTCCTGGGCGGCCAGCGTGGGCCCGCTGCGCACCACGTACTGGTTGGGCAGGCGCACCTTCAGGGTGTCGCCCACCTTGGCGCCCTGGCGGGCGAAGCTGTCGTCGTATTCGCGCGTGATGGAGCCCACGAAGTTGAGCTTCTGGTGCAGCACGCGCAGGGCCTCCCGCGTCACCGCGGTCGGCGTCAGGATGGCGTTGGCCATGTCTGTGTCCTTTCAGGTTGTTGGGATGTGGCCGCGCGACGGCGCCCGAGGCGCGGGCGACCCGCGCGTGCTCGGCGGCGGCCGGCATTCAGCCGGCGGCGGCTAGGAATTCAGTGGATTGGAAGCCATCCCTGGTCCTCGCGGCCGATGGCGGA